ACCTAGAATGACATCGGTAGCCATTGCTCTTGAGTCATTCCAGTGAAGCTGCGCTGCCTCTTGTGTATAGCCGTGATTCTCTAAAATAGTAGATTCACCACCACGCGCAATCATGCCTAAACCCCAGTTTAACCCTGCGGCATAACCTAGCCTCTGCGCTGTTGCTGATAATGCACCGCTACCACGCAACAAAGGCATACTAAAGGGCATAGTCACACCCACACCCATAACACCGCCACGCAATGCGCCTACTTCTAAGGCTAAGTCTGTGGGCTTACCGTCTGCTACTAACTGCGCTGCATCACTAGCCGCTATTGTGCCAAATGTTGATACCCCTGCTTTAAGTATTGAACCTGTACCCCATCCGCCTGCTGTTGTGCCGACAATATCGCCAAAACCGAAAAGCACTTGGTCAACTAAAGCGGTGTCTTGTGTTGTTGGTTTGCGCCAGTATTCTTGTTGGTTTTGTAATTGGCTGAAAATAGCATCACTTACATCTTCATCAAAAACACTCGCTACTCCACCTGCTAATAAAGTAGCAGCTTGCCCACCCCTAACACCTGCTCCATAAAATAAGCCACGCGGTAATGCCGTTGCTGTATTGCCTATATCGTCGCCCAGAATATCGTTATCAGGCTGGTTTTGTATTGTCTCGACATTAGAAAAACTGCCAAGACTTAATCTAGGCGCAACTTGGTGTAATGTACTCATTTAATAAACACCTCAATTAAGCGTCTTGTTTTTGGGTCTGTCTGCAATGTGCCATTTAAGCGTAGATTGTAGCCGCCTGTTTTGTTAGGTATCAATTTGACATTCTTTTTTATGTCTTTTTTTGTATCATCGTTAAGATGTTTTAGGCTGCCAAGCAATCCATCTAACGCGCCATTAGCCTTGTCTTTAAATAATGACTCACTCATACCGTAAGGCGGTATTGTAGGCTGATTATTAAAGCTTACTACGCCACCCGTGGCAACTGCTAAGGCTTGGTCGAACATACCTTCGTCTAATACATCGCCTTTTAAATTCGCGTTTGTGGCAAATACTAAATAAGTAGCTTTTACTGCGTCTTTGAAAACCGCCTCGCTTTCAACATCATTTAAAAATAGACCGCTAAATTTTGTATTAAAGCTCTCATTAAACGCCTTAGAGAAATCGGAAGTCTGCCCAAATGTAGCCATTGCGTCCTTATTAGCCATCATTTGAAACCCACGCGCTAGTATTGCGCCTGTCTGTTTGCCGCTTATTGTCTTATGGTCAAGTGCTGCGTGTAATGCCACCGAAGCAAGGCGACCATCATTTTGTGCCAACGAGTGAATTGTTCCCATCATGTTGTTTTTATCAGTCTTAGCAATAGCCCCTAAAAACTGTGCTTGTTGGTCGGCTGGCATAGTTGTAACAAAATTCTTTAATCCTTGTACTTCTTCGGGTCTTATTAGTCCTGCACTAACACCCGTCCTAGATTGCACACCATCGGCTAATACTTTTCTGTTGGCCACTTGCGCCAATATGTCACCGCCAAAATCTAATGGCGCGTATCTGTTGCCAGTACGCATTTCATCATACGCCCACGGGTCATTTTGCAGCATCTTGGCATTGTTACCATAAGCAGTGGCTAAACGCTTGTATCTGTCTTGTGCTAATGTCACCTTTAACGGGTCTGTTTCTTTAGTTATTGCTGCCTGTGCATCGCGTACCATTTGCGCTTGATTTTGAATAGGTGCTTGCATCATCTTGGCATTGTCAGCATAGCCAGTTAGTGCACCTTTCATTATTTTAGCAATGTTATCATTGCCGCTTGCTATGGTATTTGCCTCATTCAAAACAGATGGGGCGACCACCGTACCACCTTGCACCGCCTCAATAATAAAGCGTGCGCGTTCGTTTCGTGCTTGCTCTGCCTCTCGTTTCTGCGCTTTATAGTCTGCGTCCATTCTTTCAATCTTTGCGCTTGTTGAGTTAATGAGGGCGCGTCTTGATTCAGGCTTTAAATCAGGCAAATGATTAACGTTTTGTAGATTAGTCCGTAGCTCTTTTAATTCGCGGTATGAGTTGCTGTTATCAATAGTAAAAGCGTTACTATCAAAATAAGACTTCTCCTTAAAATCTTGTTGTAATCGTGACTTTTCCAGATTGTTAAGACCTGCGTTTGGTGCGGCAAAGTCAAGATAAGCAGAGTATTGCGCAATCGCATCATTAGGGTTTTTAACAGCAAGGCGCGAATAAATCTCGCCCATTTCTGCAATGCCCTTAGCAAAATCTTGTTTAATGTATTGCGCTTGTGCGTCTCTTACATCAGATATGGCCTTTAATTGATAGATAGGTAAATTAGGTTCAATGGCTTTTTTGGTAAACTCATCAACATCTAATAATTGAGTCTTAGACCATTGCTCCGACCTCTTCTTAAATTCCTCAGTAGCAGACTCGGCAAATAATTTGCCCTCTTTAACCTCGTTAAATACTTCTGTTTTTAGTTGGTCTTGATAGTCTCCAAACTCTGCCAAAAACTTAGCCGACCGATTGCGCGTTAAAGATTCGCGCTCCTCAGCGTTTTGTTGTAGTAATTGGCCTGTGATTTTTTGTACTGTATCTGCAACCGTAGCCGCACCATCTGCAATACCTACTACTTGTGGGGTATTTACACCGCCCTGCGCTGTGATTGTTTCGCGTTGTGGTATAGAAATTCTCATGCTATCCCCTTAATTTTTGCGCTTTGAATATTTGATGCACCGCTTGCGGCTTGGCTACCCATTGATAATAGAGTATTAATAACGACTGATTTTTTAGATATTTTGGCCATCTGTGCATTAAGCCTATGCTGTATTGCTGTTGTTTGACCCTCTAACAATGCCGCCATAGCGTCGTTTTGGCTATTAGACACAATCTCATTAAGCAATACCGCACCCGTACCAGTGTTAAAATCAAAACCCTCTGCGGCTATTTGTGCGCGTGCCGTACCCTCAACATATCGCCCACGCTCGAGTAATGCCTCTTGCGTCTGCTTGCCTCGCTTCTCAGCTTGAAACGCTGCAAACTCTTCGTCTTTTTGTTTGCGGCCTAGTGCTTGGTATTGCTCATATCCGCCAAGCAATGAAGCCCCCATATTCATAGCGGTTGATACCGCCATCATACCAGCGAGTGGCAACATAAAAGCCCCCTTTAATTGTTCACATCAATAACACGCATTGCAGACAACAAATGGAACGCTAAAGGCTCGCTTTGGCTAATTGTTATCTGTTTGCCGTCTTGCTCAATAGAGTATTGCTCTAGGTTTTTAGTGCCAGTGAATAGCGGCAAAGGCTCATCAAGTAACGACTCGCCAAACTCAAAAAACTCTAAATAATCACCATTTACCGTCGCTGTTTGCGTATCTAAAAACTGCAATGCTACGCGGCTAGTATTTTGATTATAGCCACTTGTGGCGTTAGGTGTAGAGAATTGTACAGGCATCAAGCTAACAGTAGGATAAAATGCTAATCCTGCTTCAATTGTTGTAAATGGCGAGTCAAGTGTGATAACACCCAAAGCACTAGCCGTGAACTCCCCCAATGCCATACCATCAGCGATCACATACACAGTTTTATTTGCTAGTCGTGTATCTGTAAATGTTGTAGTTGGTGTGCCATTATCAATATAGGCTGTTTTGTCTAAGTTGTAGTTGTAATCCATTACTTCGGTGTAGTCCACACCATCACGGCTAACAATTATCCATGTCTCATCAAAGCCATCATGCGGTATTGTGCATACATTTTTAATTAACCCGTCTGTTTCATGTTTAGCAAATGCGATAATCTGTTCTTGCTGATATAACGTACACGATATTAAATCACCTGCACTTGTCACGAACCATATTAGCGAGTAAGGCTCTTGCGAATAAGCCATGTCAACAATAGTTATATCTTTTAGTAAATGGTCTGCGATGACTGTCAGGTCAGAATCAACATAACCATAGCTTCCTGCGTCGTATTGCACGCTCAATATCTTTTTATTGTTACGCTGTACGCATAGCAACCCATTACTAATACTAATCGGTGCGAGCGAATTAATACCCCTTGTGAGTTGTACTCTGCGCCTTACGTTTTTGGGGCTTAGTGGATCTTCGTTACCGCCATTTAATGAGATAATGCTACTATATGTAAATATGAGTAATGACTTGTCGCCCTCAATACTCACTATTTGGTCATTTTTACCAGTGGCCACATCAAACGTAAAAGCCGAATTATCAGCAGTGCCCAGTCTAAAGTTGCGTTGTTCGCCAGACTTTGAAGCCCAAATTGTAGAGGGCAAATTAGTAAGCCCACCAAATATAAGCCGACCCTCAAAATATCCTACTGCCGATGGGTAGCCGTAATCTGTACTAAATACTTCACTCTCTAGCGTCCAAGTGCCTGCTACAGGAGTATCTGTTGTCGTTAATGTTGTCTCTATAATTGATACAGTTACATTACGCGCATCAGTCCAACCAGTTATCTTATATGCTGCGCTAGGTGTTATAATATAACGTCCAATATCGCCCACTCTAAAAACATCATTTGTGCTTGTTGCTGTTGTAACTTTTGACGTGCTAAATGCAATAGATAACGCGTATTGTGGGCTGTCAGTTAAACGCCATGTTTTTGCAGCATATGTGCCAACCGTTGGCGTGACTACTGATACCACATCGACTACGGACGCGCTTACAATGTTAGTAATCGTCACTAATGAGCCATCATCAAATTGGACTTGCCGACCAACATCCGCATGTAACCAAATACTTGACCCCCCCAATGTTAGCTGATTCGCGGCATAAGCTAACGTGTCATTGCAAAATCCAACCTCTTTAAACTCCCCCTCAATAAGCGGTGGCACTGTAAAAACAAAAGGCTCTAGCGTCCAATTGGTATCAGATATGCGCTTTAGAATATGAGGGATTCGGGCTTTATCAACAACGACAAGACTATTACCGACTTGTATATATTTTATATTTGGTAATTGCGCCTCTGTCCAAACAGACGGTACAAAATAATGCGAACCTGACAACAACAAAGGTTCTTTGTTTTTATAAAAATACACGCCATAGTCTGAAAACTCTAAAACGTAGCTTGTATTGCTGTCATAAACGAACGGAATAAGCCTAAATACATCACTACCAGTGGGGTATATTGTATTTACTAACTTAGTCCCTGCGCGTTTTAATGCACCGCCCTGTATTAACGGAATACAATTCTTTAACTCTTTAACGCCATTACTATATCGTGCATAGTCATAACGACCATACATAGATGGAGATAATTCGCCCGAGGTGAAATTGGTTTGTACAATGTTTACCTTAGCCATTAGATAAACCTCGCGTTTGATATTTCGCCACCATGAAACGCGCTTGTTGTGCCTTGCTGCGCATCACTCCACCGCGCTTGACGTAACCGCATGAGATACTCATTCTTAAAGTATTGCGATAAACTGGCATTGCGTGTGAGTGTGTACGATATTTCAGAAGCCAACGCATAAACAACAACATCAACTAGCCCTGCGTCCCACGTCTCGACCACGCTATTAGTAAATAAATACTTAAGATAAATAATGGTTTGGTCGCATAAAATAGTCTGTCCCTCGATTTTATGCTCGATAGGATAGCCGTCAACATCAATACCAAGTACGCGCAAGCAGTCAGCAGGAATCTGATATTGATACGCATAGCCGAATGCTGGGGCAGGGGCCAAAGGACTAAGCATAACGCGCTTGGTACAACTATCCCAGTGATACGCTCGCATTACGCCCTCGTACGCCCTAACGAACATGCGATCACAAAGCCTAGCTCGTGGTGTATTGTCTGTTAATGCGTTTATAGGCTCAGCACCAACAAGCAATAACGCTTGGCTGCAAATATCTACCGCGCTTGTCATATTTCACCTATAAAAAAAGGGGCAATTAATGCCCCTTAGTTTAGTACATTTAGTTAGCTTTGCACATAAGCAAGATGCAATGTTAGCACCTGACCTGCCGCTAGTACCGCACCTGCCACGACCGACTGAATGTCAGTATCAGCAGTATATACATGAGTAGCACCCGAAGCGTTGGCCGCCTCAGTTACCGCACTGCCTGCACTTGCTACCGACGTAGCAGCTAAGAAACGGGCAGGGGTTGTACTGTCACCTACGTTTACAGTGCTAGACGCTGTACCAGCCGCAAAATACAACTTGCTTAAATGACCAACAACACGGCTACCCTTTGGAATTTTACCCCAAATGATTTTGTCAGCAATTGCAAGCGTACCTGCTGGCACTGTGTAAGTTGACACCATATACATGATTTTGCCGCCCACCGCGTTTGAATTTAAACGGGCAGAGGCTGCGGCATCGTAAGAAGCCGCCACGGAAGCATTAAAACTAGCCATTATTTATGACTCCTTAAGTCAATGTTGCAATTTGTACAACGCCTTCATCTTCCGAACGGGCGCAACCAAAAGAGCCTTTAGCCATAGCCTGATAAGCGTCTTTTTGTGGGATACGTTCAAGCATAGACTGTGTATCAATACCCACACCCCATTCCATAACCTTAGGTGCGTAGGCATAAGTAAGCGTATCGCTCGCTGTACCAGCTTCAAAAGTTGTTGACGGCAATGTTACGAATTTAAAGCCCATAAACGTATTAAGCGTACCATTTACCAACGCTTTTACCGAGTTGTAATCAGAGTTAGTGACCGTGGTGTCGCTTAACAAATTATCAATATCTTTAGGACGACAAACCATAATATAAGATGGTGGTGCGCCTTGTGCATCGGAACTCACGCCATATTGTTGATAGAATGCACCGTCGTCCATTTGGGCATCGTCTAATAACAACTTGGCTTGACGCAATTTAGCGATGGTTAAACCTGTGCCGCCTACTGCAATCTTCTGACCTGCGGGTAATGCGGTTGTGCCAGAATCGGTACGAACTGCTGCGCCTAGTGCTTTGATGATGATTGCATCTTTACGACGATTAATGGCCGCGATTAACTGACGAATGTATGGGTTAGATGGTTCGATCAATAGCTTGATCTTGTCCATTTCGTCGATCAACTCAGCCGCATAAGCGTCGATCATGTCACCATAACGACGTTGATTCTCAATGTTGGCGTAAGTTAAATCAGCGTGGCGTGGCTTGTTTGTGTAGTCGCTTGCTTTGCCTAATGTATCGATAACAAAAGACGACCCGACAACATTGCCAGAGCGACGACGAACCAAGTTTTCAAGACGGGATTTTGACTGTTGAGCCAAAACCGTAAAATTGTCAGCGTATTGCTGCACAAAAGCATTTGAAATAAAAGTGGACATAAAGCCCTCCTAACAATTAAAAAAGATGATTTACTCAGCTTCTCAAGTTGTCCAAAAGAGGGCTTGATTGTACTGTTTAGCGGTAAGCGTTTTGGTAATGTGCCGTAACTCTTGCCACTGTTTGCGCGTGTTGCGGATGATTCGGATTTAAATAAGGCTCACTTGTCATCACCGATTTAATATCATTTGCCGATAAAATCGCTGATTGATTAACAGGTGAATCTTCGCCCAATTCGCTGCCTATTTTAGCTAATAAGCGTATGACTTCGGGATTATTTCCTACCGCATCCATATTAATATCATTAGCATAAACCTTAGCCGCTTTTCGTGCAAGCCCAAGATTTTTATCAAACTCTGCTGTATCTTTCCACACTTCGCGCAATGAAACTTCCGCTTTTTCAGGTGTCATTGTTAATTCAGAGCTCAATTCTTTTGTTGACTCGATAAATTGTTCTAACACGCCCTGCGCTTGTGCATTGTTTAAACCTAAAGCTAAGGCTTTGTCTTTGAACTCTGCAAAATCTTCGTCTTTTGTGCCGTCGGGCAATGTGAGTTTGTAACCGTCAATCGCTGTTGGTGGTGCTTCACCACTACCCATCCGCTTTTCTAAATGTAAATAAGACTGTACTAACGCATCATTGTTTACATTACCGTCCTTGATGAATTTTGTCGGCACATTGTCGCGCCAATCGTTAAACTTGGCAGGGGTATCACCGCCACCATCCAATAAATTAGTATCTTGAGGTTGTGACACTTGGTCGCCATCAATAATATCTGTCATGTTGTATCTTCTCTAGTTGCTGTGGATTGTATAATAAAGCCTACTAAATCACGCTTGCCTGCTTTGTAGCAAGTCTCTCTGTCGCCATCTTGTCCGCCTTTTACAAACACTTGCGAGTCGTAAAAGTGAGCAGACAAATACTCTAAAATCTCTTTACCGTCAGGATTATGACCAAAAACACGTCGGCATTTTTCTCTAAATTGCTCAGCGTTTAACATGATTAACCTGCCATTTTTTTAGCGACCGCAGGCATAGCAGCATTAACAGCGTCTTGCTGTTGCTGTGCTTGCATTGCTTGTTGTTGTGCTTGTGCGCGTGCCTCTCGAATCTGTTTTACTTGCTCATCACTACGAAATAGCGACTGTGGCACACCCAATAACCATGACTTATCACGCTTAGCTTTGTCAAAGTCATAAATATCTAATAAATCGGGCTTAACTTGTGACTGATTAAGCAAGTCCATCTCGAATCTATCCATCCCTGCCACTTCTGACAATCGTTGACTGCGTGCAAGCGGTGACACGTACCTGATATTGATTGTTTTCCCTGCAATTTCTTCGGGCGGTGGCGGTATCATGCCGTTTCTGTTGAGCAATCCGAATACACGGTTGACTACGGGCTGCAAAAACTCAGACTGAAAACGGCCAAAAATTGGGGCAAGAATCTGTCTCGCTATTTCCATCCGTACATTGATTTCTGTTGCTGTCATCTGTGGGTTTTGTGGTACTTGTAACTGATCTACTAACAAAGTCTTACGCACTTGTGCGCGTAAGTCTGCTAACTCTGCAAATGCTAGTTGAAAATTGCTTGGCGTTTGCAACGGCTTCATGCTGTCAGTAGATGCCGCGATAATAACTTTACGTGAGCCAACAACAATGGACGATGTATTTAATACCCCATCATCAGCCGCAATCCACATTCCTGCTATATTAATATCCGCATTATCTAAAATCATTTTGACAGTAGCATTAAGCGTTTTAATATCCTCTAACGCAAAATGCACTGCACCAACAGCATAAACAGAACTTGGAATGACCGACCAACGGGGGATAGCGCACGGGAACTCTTCATAACCCGACTCACGCAATACAGTCTGCGGCTCAATCAGAATATGGTATGACTCGTAAGCCATGTGTTTTGACATTTTGCCGCGCTTTTTCTTGATGCCGTCAATATCGCGCGGTTTAATACAATGCAATAAGAGCAATGTATCGCCATTAATACATTGCGTTTTGATATTCGGGGGTAATGTATCGCCAAATTCAACGAGTGCTTGCTCGCCCGTTAGTGTGTACTCACGATAAATGGAATCAATTAGTCCGCCATCCACACTAGACGACAAATAACATTGAGCTGCTGACCACTCGTTAAAATGAATGCCATCTTTATATGAAATATACGGTACACACCAGCCGATAGTTGCCATTGTCATAAGCGCGTCAAACATAACACTATCAAAATTGCCTTTGTGTATTTCTTTCCAAATTATATCTGCAACATCATCTAGCCATGAATTTCTGACGCTTGGATCTTCAACCAAATCTAAATCTAACCAACGCTGCGAGGATGGGGCAATGCCACCTAAAATCGTACTAACGAGCATACGAATAGAATCAATTGCAGTATTATCGTAAACTTTATCACGTTTAGTTGATAATGCCGCACTTTGAATAGATGCAGCGTCTAGCGTATTACTGCCGACAAAACCTTGACCGCGCAACGGGTCGGTGTAATCAAAACAATCACGCCATCTCTGCTCTAATGACTGTCTGTTTGATTTTGCACGCTCAAACGCTTTAATAATACGCTGTGCATCACTCATAATTATTGACCTAAAAGTGTTTTAGATGCTGCACCGCTGCTGCCAATCATGCCATCGCTTGCACTATAGCCGCCAAGCAAACTTCCTGCGCGGTTCTTTTGCTTACGTTTTGTGATAGCTTCGCCTGTTGCTTTT